GCGGTGGCTGTCAGCAGCGGATCATGGGCCATCCTTGCAGGCACGGTAACGACCATCGTCACGTCCGTGCCAAGTGGTTACACGCTGACTGTAACAAATCCACTGGCGGGCGTGCCAGGCGGCGCTGCGGAATCTGTGCAGAGCTACCGGGGGCGCACGCTGCAAGCCGGGAAGGCGTTTACGCAGGGCTCCGTGGATCTGATAAAGACGGCGCTGCAAGCCATACCCGGCGTCATTCCACGCCTGGTATCCGTGCGGCAGACGGGTGGATCATGGGAGATTATCTGTGGGGGCGGTGATCCTTACGCCATAGCATATGCTATCTATCAGAGCACGCTGCATTTCCCGATGTTGATGGGCAGCATGAACGCCTCCCTGAATGTCACTGTCAGCATTATCAATTCTCCGAACACCTATCAGATCCTATTCGTGAATCCAATGATGGCCACGGTGACTATATCCGCGCTGTGGAATACGGACATCACGAATTTCACAGCGGTATCGCAAGTGAATCAACTGGGGTCTCTGGCTATTCAGGGCTACATCAACGGCATTTATGTCGGCGAGCCGCTCAACTTGATGCAGATGCAAGACGCCTTCCAGGAAGCCATTATTTCTGTCCTGCCTCAGCGCCATCTGTCAGCACTGACTTTTACCGTGACCGTGAATGGCAGCGTCGTCACGCCTGGTGCTGGTACTCAGTTAATCGCCAGCATGCCGGAAGAATACTTTTACGTGGCTGCAACAGGTGTCATCGTGGCGCAGGGTTAGCGCATGGAATCCTTCGATACCGCACCGCTTGCAGGGGTCATTCCCAGCTATCTGTATGACCAGTTTAACGATGACGCCGACCTGCAAGCCTTCGTCGATTCGTACAACGGCATTGCCCAGGGTTATCTGGACTGGTTCAACGAAACCCCCCTGGGCGTCTACACCAGCGATGCGATAAGCGGCCCACTGCTGGATTGGACAGTTCAGGGTCTGTGGGGCATCCGGCGCCCCGTAATATCGACCAGCAGTACCACGACGCAAGGCGCAGTCAATACGTTTGCCGTCAACACGATGCCGGTGAACGGGTTCAAAAAAACAGAATCCGGGACCGCTTATGTGGCAACCGATGATCTGTATAAGCGGGTGCTGACGTGGTATCTGTTCCTCGGCGATAGCAAGCAGATGTCGATGCACTGGATCAAGCATCGGATTGCACGGTTTCTGTATGGCCCGAATGGTTCTGATGTCTCAGTCGATTATCTGAACTACATCAGCATCCAGCCCGTCATGATGCGCACCGTGGCTGGTGTGAACAGCCGGGCGGTGAATACATTCGCGGTGAACAGCTTCTCGCAGTCGCAGGCCAAGTCGGTGAATCTCATCATACAGGTTCCGCAGACCACCGTGACCGCTGCATTCATCGCGTTGTTGCAGCAGGGCCTCTTGCCGATGCCTACGCAGATCACGTTCACGATCACTGAAAACAATGCACTCGGACCGCTACTGGATACGTCCGGTGGCGCTTTCGTCCTTAATTCTTCCACGCTGGGGTAAAAATCATGACCGCCTTTATTTTTGCAAATAACGTCAACACCACACTGGGCGCGGCGGCATCATCCTCAGCCACTACGCTGACCCTGGCATCATCCGCCAATCTGCCCACGCTGGGCACAGGGCAGCAGATGCCGCTGACGCTCAACGACGCGGCGACGGGGCTTGTGTACGAGATCGTCTATGTGACCGCCATCAGTGGGGCCACACTGACCGTGTTACGTGGCCAGGAAGGCACAACGGCGCAGAACTGGAGTGTGGGTGATTACGCGGCCTGCATGCACACGGCGCAGACCACGGCGTCAATAAATGGAAGTGCGTTGCAGACATTTGAGGCGGCGCCTGCGGTTGATCCGACGGAGGTTGTCAACCTCGGCCAGTTCGCCGCATCTCTCGGGATCAACGGATATCAGAAACTCCCGAGCGGCCTGATTATGCAGCTAGTATCAGCCAATTCAGTGGCAAACAGCGCAAATACTACCGTCGCCTTTCCAATTGCGTTTCCCAATGGATTTCTCGGTGACACCGCGCTTGCGGGCGGCTACGCCCTCGTTGCTGGCAGCGCGGCGTCAAAAACGACCAGAACCTATGCCATATATAATCCCGCCACCGGCGGCGCATTGACCACGTCGGTTCCGTTTTCAGCCATTGTATGGGGATATTAAAAATGGGCCAGAAATATGCAGCGTATGATAACGCAGGAAACATAACGGGATTTTACGACTCCACGGACAGCCCGGTCCCATCTGGCATAGCGGCCATTGAAATCACCGATGCGGAATGGCAAGCGTGTCTGTCTACGCCAGGATACACCGTAGTTAAGGGCACCCTCATTGCGCCCGCTGCCCCCACTGCCGCACAGCTTCTGGCCCAGGCACAAACCGCCCAGGTCGCCATCCTCACCGCAGCCCGTAACGCCGCCATGCTGGCGCCGGTCAGCTTCAAAACGGCGGCGGGGACTACTGCAATGTTCTCCACTACCGCAGAGGCCATCGGGTATCTGCAAGGCGTCATAGACGCGGGGAGTGCCGCATGGGGCGCGAACCTCTGGTTGAGTAATGCCGGAACGCCCATCACGCCATTTACCTTTGCCGACGTGCAGGGCCTGGCGGCGGCTATTGAAGCGGTCGAGACGCCGGAATATCAGGATTATCTGAAGATCATTGGTGAAGTAATGGCAGCGACCACCGTTAGCGCCGTACAAGGAGTGATCTGGGCATGACTATACCTGTATTTACCGCTGGAACTGTATTAACCGCAGCCGAGCTGAACACGGCATTATCCGCCTCGGCGAATTTGCTCGCGCAGCAGCCGAATACATGGCCGTTCCCGCAGACGTTTGACGGCACGATCAATCAATCTCCAGGTGCGGGCGAATCCAACCAAGGCCCGTTCCTGCAAGCTGCCGATGCCGTGCAGGATTGTATCGTCTCTGGGATAAATCCTACGGTGCCATCCCCCGCCTCCCTGACCATGACGATCCCGGCGGGCACGGCTTACGTGCTGGGGCAGAGGACGCTATTGCAGGCGGCGGTTGCTGACACTTATCCGGCTTCATCGGATACATATTTCTCGATGACCAACACGGGGCAAGTTGCATACACCTCCGTAGCCAATGGTGCTGCCGCTCCCGCTGCTCCGGCGAATGCCATCAACCTGTTGAAGGTGATAACTAATGCTATCACCGCGCCGGCATTGCGATACAAGGCCACCAATACGGGCACGCTCGGAGTTAACACCTACGAATTTGCCATCGTGCCAAATGATGCAAGCGGGCATGGGCTACCAGGGACTGCCCTAAGCCTTGCACTTCCGGCATCCGGGGCGGCGACTCTGTACTGGGATGTGGAAGCACCGCTTGAGTCCGTTGATGTCTATGCCACAGCTCCCATCACTTCTCCGACCCCTGCAATTACGGCGGGGGCCAGCGGTGGCACTCTGGCTGCCGGAACCTACTTAGGGGCTTTGGTTGCCCATAATGCAACAAGCTACGGGGCCGTGAGCCCTTCAGTTTCCGTGGTTGTCGCCCTTGATGGGACAATGGTATTCACATGGGCGAATCCTGCCAATGAAACGGCAATGGATATTTACGCTACGACAGCCGGAAGCACGACGCTTGGACTGGTAGCCAGTGGCGTAACCGGCACAACCTACACCTACACAGGTGCCGTCGCTCCAGGGGCCGCCGCTCCGACATCTGCTTATTCGCCACTCGGACTTGTGGCAAGCGGGATCACGGGGGGCACTTATACTTATACGGGTGAAACCTTACCAGGGGTATTGCCACCGACCGCAGCGACAAGCTCTGCTATCCAATATGTATTAGGCTTGTTGCCACCAATCTCGGATGATGTAGATTTTTTCATGAATGATCTTCGCAACCTTGAGGCTGTAGCGGGGAATAGTGTGTTCATGACGGGTTACAATACCTTTTTGGATGGCGGGGAAGGAACCTTTCTCGCGGAGGCATCTGGCGGCTATGTGGATAATGGGGGAACCATTATTGTCCCGAATGGGGGTAACGGTTCCGTAGCATGGGTACGCCAATATTCAGGTAGAGCAGATATTAAGTGGTTTGGGTGCATCGGGAATGGTACATCGGATAACGTAAGACCACTCCAGAGGGCTGCCGATTCCGCGTTGCCTCTCTGGTTTTCCCCTGGACACTATCTCCTGAATCCGGCGTCAGGTCCGGTTTTTGTAAGAGGAGTGGTAGTGGACTGGGACGGAGATTATAATACTACAGCAATTGTCGGCAGTACGTACTTTAATACGACAATCCCGGACGATCTTAGTTATCCTACAGCCAACTATCCCGGACCAATGTCAGGATCAGCTTTTTACTGGGTGTCTGCGGTGTATTCTCCAAAGATAAAGGGCATCTCTTTCGAAAACTTCTCGTTTGTATTTGGTATTATAAATACTCCTAGCACCCCAACATTTGAGGGCTGCTATTACATCAACTGTAATTGTTTTACATTCTGGTATCTAAACTGTCAAATTCCAGTATTTAGGTCAGTAATAGGTGCCGGTTCACTTACAGGGCCACTATTAATAGCGGGATCAACCGCAGCTCCAGTTGGCAGCCCTTATGCTGGACATGGGGCCTATACATTTTTTATTCAGAGTATAATTTATGAAGGCAATAGTACCTCATTTGGCGCGGGCCATACTAATGCTGCTTTTGATACATGGTTTCAAAATAGCATCCTTAGACCAACAGTGAGCAACGCCCCAGGAAATCCGGGAACCGGGACGACCATAATAGATTATACTTATCCAAGCTCCTCATTGGAATGTCGTCCTAGTGGGTTCATGTTTTTCGTTGCTGGCAGAACGACCCCAGGCGTCGATTTAATGGCAAAAAACCTATATCTTAGTTACGGTGGGGACACTGGCTGTGGGATGTTTAATACCAATGTAAATATAGTTATTGATTACTATGGCATTGAGAATGAACCAGTAAAGTCAACTTTAGTGTCGCATTTTATTATAGGCTCTGTTAACGGTCTTTCAGTAAATTACACGACGACCGAAGGGTTTCCATATACTCCTCTTATAAACTATACAGGAAAAGACTCCGGGAGCAGATCCAATGGAACAACCTCAGTAGCAGATGACGGGAATAGCTCATATATAAATACCTATATTGGGAATGGAAATATAGCCAATACGTTAAACGGCGTCCCTCTACCGTACAATGTTGGGCTCATGTCTGGGGTGTATAAGCTGAAGGGCGTGGATTTAGAGAGCGAGCCACTCCTGACTGCAACTTCGGGATTCGGTACAAGTGAGTATTCGTTTGCGGCTTCTACTGATTTTAGGGCTGGTGCATGTCTAGTTCAGGATGATCTGAATAAGATTTTATCAACAACTAAAGATATTATCTTGCCAACCTATGATGCCGTTAACTTTGCTTACTGTAGCGCCTTAACGATTGACAATATCAATCAGCCCGTCGCATTGACTGGCACACTAAGAATCTCTGTTCTTGACATAGCAAGTGGGGAGACTGATTATGGAGAGTTTTTTATAAATACTCCATATGGACTGCATACTCTCGAACTAACCACAGCGGCAAATAATGGGGATACCTCTATTGAGGTTAGCTTATCTGGAGGCGGCGCTGTTCCGTATGCGTACCTCGTAGGAGATCTTCTACTCCTTATCGGTGGCGTTGGGGTGCTAGCTTCTGGGACATTTGGAGGGGCGGCTCCTGTTACAATCCCCTTGAAGACACCCATAGGGGGCTTGCCATCGGGGGGAGCTCCAATAGGCACACTTGTCACCTCAAGACCTATTTACACCACCATAACGCCAATGAAGAGAGGTATAATTTCACTGTCCACAAATTATGGACTGATGATCGAATCCAACAGGTTTATAAACGGGGCGACTGCATTTGGCCCTACAGATAGTGCGGTCGCCGTCAAGTTGGAATTTACATCGTGCGGGGAGATGCCAGTTAAGGAGTATTCATCCGGCCACCCGACAACGGCAAATTGGTCCTTAGGCGCTAAAGTTTACGAACTGAACCCCGTTCCAGGTGGCCCAATTGGTTATGTTTGCACTTCTGGTGGTGCTACACCAACTTGGAACGCCTTTGGGATCATCGAGCCAACCAACGCGCTCACGGTTTCCTCAACAACGACTGCTGGCACCATCACCGCAACGGCATCCCAACTCGCAGGTCAGTACTTTGCGGATGGAGCCACCCAAACGGCAGCGTTCACCGTCACGACCGATACGGCTGCGAATATTCTTGCTGCAATGCCTAACGCCGTGGTGGGTACGGCTTTCAAGTGGCGCTTCATCAACAACGACCAGAGCACCACAGGGTATGCTGGAACGCTGGCAGGAGGCACAGGTGTTACCGTTGGGACGATTCTGCCCAATCCGGCTGTTGGTCAAGGCAACTGGGAGGACTACATTTTCACCTTCACAGACATCGGTACTACTCCCACGCTGACCGTTGAAGCAGTTGGCGGTAGCTCACTAGGACTCTTATAATATGGCTAAAAATCAAATATCAGCAGATGTTGAGTTTCAGGGTCTTATCTCTCAGACCCCCGGACAGGGCGCGAACAACTCATCTCCCTTCGCGCAGTACGGCGACCTGTTTTCAGACGCACTGCTATCCGGTGGCGTCCTCGCTGTACCTTCACCCGCGTCACTGAGTGCTACGCTGCCTCTCGGTGTAGCTGCTGTTCTGGGCCAGCGCGTGCCGTTTCCAGCCACTCCGTTCAGTGTAGCCGCGTCGTCCACTTCATATCTGGATTTGAGCAATACGGGAGCGCTGACCGTTACGACTTCAGGTACCGTGACGGCCAACAGCCTGCGCCTATGGTCGGTGACTTCGAGCGCTACGGCTATTACAGCGGTTACGCAGATTGCCCCCAACGGACTATCCACAACGAGCGACGGCTTTACCTACGGTACACCAGGAACAGAAGGATATTTACAGTATATATCGTATACGACGGGAGGGGCGCACCTACACGCACTGGGGATATATTACGCTGCTACTGGTACTACTTTAGGAATTTCTACCACATTACCTGCCCCCCCCAACTGGACAACTATAGGCGGATATTATGAGGGGATGGGCATTCAAGGCGCAGTGTCTGGTGTTGGCAGTCCCGTATTCGGGGTGCTCAATTCTACGCAGTCCGGTAATGGTATAGGAGCAGTAGCGCTTACTGTCTATGATAACAACAAGATACAAACATTTAATTCTACCCTAGACGATGGCGCAGGGAATATGACCGTCGCCGGAACGGTCCTGTCGCGCCTTTCTGTAGCATCTACCACAACAGCCGGAAACATCACTCTCACAGCCGCGCAACTGGCAGGCGGGTATTTTGTGGATAGCGCAACGCAGACGGCGGCGTTTACGTTTACGACTGATACAGCAGCGAATATGTTGACAGCATTACCAAACGCGGCTGTTGGCACAAGTTTCAAGTTTCGGTTCATCAATAATGACCAATCAGCAGGAGCCGGATATCTGGCTACAATGGTCGCAGGAACTGGCGTTACGATTAGTCCAATATTGCCCAATCCTACAATTGGTAAGGCGCAGTGGAATGATTTTATATTCACTTTCACCAATGTAACACCTGGAAGCGCGGCTGTTACTGCCTATGAAGTTGGTGGGGCTTCCGGTGGATTGCTATAAATTAAAAGGGACACTCTGATGACTATAAATTACTTTCTGCTTGTGAACGGAGACTCCATTATCGGCCCCGGCTCTCAGCCTGCAACTACGCAGCAGCCTCAGCGTACGACTGACCCGACTACCGGAGAAGTGACCACGACTACGGTGGATGTGCCGCTTCCATTGCCCGCGAACTGCATCGCTTGCACTCAAACGCAGGCCGAGACTTGGCAAACGCTGGAAGTGGTCGGCGGGGGAATTCAGGCTATTCCATCGGCGGCGTTACTTATTACTGCTCAAAGAAAGCAAAACACCCTGAACTACGCCAGCTATCTCGCGGCGATCCAAGGCCTCGTCAGCTACACGAGCAAAGGTGGCATCACAACGCAGTATCAAGCCGATCAGGGTTCAGTAGCCAACCTCCAGAGCACCCTATTAGGATTCCAACTGGCACAGGCGACACCGGCGGCCTTCTATTGGGTGGCGCTGGACAATACTCAAGTGCCCTTTGAGTACGCGGATTTACTGGGACTCGCGCAGGCAATGGCGTTGCCGGGGGCTGCCGCGTTTGCGAAACGTCAAAGCCTCAAGGCGCAGGTTGCAGCGGCGGATTTGAGCACGGTTTCTTCGATAGTTTGGTAATTCATCCACCCCCACTCACAGGACTTAAGAATGGCCCCTGACCTCAATACGCGCCTCACAGTGCTTGAAGATGACCACCACGACTTAAAGGAAGAAGTGGCAGCCACGAATCTGGCCCTCCAGAACAGGATCGCGCTCACCGAGGAATCGTTGCGCGTCTACCGGGCAGAGCAGGCAGCGGCCTTGCAAGCCATCCGCACAGAGCAGGCAGATGGGCGGCGGGATACGGCGCAAAGCCTGGGGCAGATTCAAGATACCTTGCAGACCGTGCAGACGGACGCTTTCCAGAGCCTACCGAAATGGGCGGCGGATGAGCGGGCATTGGCGGCGAAGAGGGCGGAATCGGACAGCACAATGAAGGGGGTATTGATCGGCGTTATCGTGTCGCTGCTGGCGCTGGTGGTTACGCTGGGTGGTGTCATGTTTGTGCATATGGCTTGATGGTATGGAAGCCACCCGGATAAGCTTTCTTGATAGCATCGCTTTGTCTGTTTTTACCACTCCTTCAATGTGGCTATTTTTCGCTTTTATAAACGTATTCATGGGTTTATATATAGGATGGCAGGAATGGGGATTTGACCGATTCGACCTGTACCCATTTCCGATGTTGAACCTTATTCTTGCTGTTTTTGTGGCCGAGATGGACGTAATCATTGTGATAGCCCAGATTGTGGCCAGCAACAAGGCGGAAGGACGGGAACAAAAAACCGCCGAACTCGTCGTCAAAACTGACCTTCAAACCGCGCTACTGGTGGAGACCATGGAAGGCAGCCTCGTAACCATGCGCGCCCTTGAGGACATGGGCAAGCGTGAAAGCGAGCGCGATGCCGACCTCCATGCGCTCATCAAGGAAGGCCAAGGGCGACTCGTGCTGCTGGAACGTCTGATACGTGAATTGATAGAGGATCGGCAACCATGAAACGTGAGAGCATGTGGAATGGCATCATCATACTCGGCGTCCTTCTGTCCCTGATATTCATGGTCGCCGAACTGATAAGTTCTGCGGCGAATCAGGGCACTCATCAGATCATCGCCGCACAGAAAGCCAACACCAGGACGATCATCAGCACAATCAAACGCACAGAAGAGCCCAGCTTTACACACTATCTCAGCGGGTACTGGACTTCTTCGGCGGGGATGGTGCGGTTGGACTTTGGCAAGGCGCACAGCACCCTCACGCTGCCAGGTGGCAAGCCTCTCTTGATTAAAGTGGTGCTTGAGGACTTCGGGGACGCCAACCTGCAATTTATCGAGACGGACTACCCGGCAAAGGTGGGGTGGATTCGCAAGATTTGGAATGCAGACGCGATATCGTTGACGCTGACCGGGCACAAAAAGATGCTGCTTTATCGGTTTATCCCGATCAAGAAGAGTGATGATACCGTGGTGATTACGAAGAGGGTGAAGCCGTGAGCGCCGTAAAGCATGTAATAGAGAGCATCCAGGGGAAGCACCCGCTGAGTGCCCACCGCTCTGGTGAATGGCCAAGGGTACGTGCGGCGCACCTGTTGGGTAATCCGACGTGTGCCGTTTGCGGTGGCGACAAGAAGATTGAGGTTCACCATATCCATCCATTCCACTTGCACCCTGAGCTAGAGCTTGATCCGTCGAACCTGATTACGTTGTGCGAGTCCGGCAAAGGGGGCATGAATTGCCACCTGGCAGAGGGCCACCTTGGGGACTTCCACAGTTTTAATGTGGACGTGGTGCAGGATACGGCGAAGTGGGCTGCAAAGATCAAGGGGCGGCCATGATTTCCCGTAGGCCCCTAATCGCCGCCGCATCCTCTGGAGCAGGCTACCTTATCCCCATAGAAGCCGGTGCATGGGCGGCCATGCTGGAACTGTTCGACATCCGGCAAGCGGCAGGGGCGTCCGCTGGCTCTATCTGCTCCGCGCTGGTGGCGCTTGGGCATACGGGCAACTCTATCCACAAGCTCGTCATGGGCGCTGATTTTGCCGCGTTCCTGCATTGGCGCGTGTGGGGCTGCTGGGATGGTCTGGCGAGTAACGACGCGCTCTATGCGTGGCTGGAAGATGTGACAATGGGGCAGTTGATGGTAGACACCACGCTACACCTCACCTGCATGACTTCTGACGTGGTTTCTCAACGCGGGTGGGCATTCTCCAGCCGGTCAACGCCGGATGTGCCCATCGCTCTTGCTGTGCTGGCGTCCGCGGCGATCCCGTTTATTTATCCGTCGATCAAGTGGCAAGACAAGTTCCTGGTTGATGGCGGCGTCCTGAATAACATCCCCGTGTCGAAGTTGGTCCAGAAGTACAAGCGCATCGGGATCATGGTCGAGGAGTCCGTAAAGACCGGGCCAATCACGAGCAAGCTGGATGAGGCTGCCCGGCTGATCGGTATGATGCTCTCGGCCAACGAAGGGACGCGGGAAGCATGGGCCAAGAGCAACGGGATACCGATTGTCGGATTGCCAGCCGGGGCGCTATCATATCTGGATGCCGGGATGCCAGTGGATGAGCGTGAGACCCTGTTTCAAAAGGGGTATGACACGATGATGGCATGGGTTAAGGGAGAGGAGGGGCAGAAATGGCTTCGGTTGCCCTGATCCTCGCCATGCACATCTCCATCGTGCCCTTGTTCACGCCCCAGGTAGGCATCGGCGAAGATGGCCAGCAAACGATTGTACAGTCGGTTCAGTGGCAGAGTGTCGTGCAGGATCGGCAGGCGCAGGTGCCTGATGGTGGTCTTGTGCGGTGGATTTGGAATTGGAAATAGGAGGAAAAGTGAACCCTTATCTCAAACTCGCAGCATCAGCCGGACTCTTTGGCAGCCTCTTCTATCTCGTGCTAACCGGCAAGATTCAGGCTAGCGATTATCAAACCTTGGCTGTCGGCGCTCTTGGGGCGGTCGGCGGCTGGCACGCTCGATCCGGTGGAAAACCAGACCATATTCCTGACGCCGGGAAAATGATCGCACCTGAAAACCCTACTCAACTACCGCCCAAGGAGGGCTAAACAATGAGCAATGCAACGATGAGAGCAAAGATGCGTATTCATGATATCAAGAAGAACGCATATGGAGGCGTCCTTCAGGACATCTCTTTGGATTTACGGGCGGTTGCTCCAAACAGTGCCTACCCGGAAGATGGATCGGACGAAAACAATACTTTCGCCCGGTGGACTCCGAGCGCTGACCTTTCCATGACTATCTCCAATCCAGCCCTGTTCGCGTCCTTTGCGGTTGGGGACGAGTTCTATGTGGACTTCACAAAAGCAGAAAAGGAGGGCTAAACGATGAACAAACGACTATTACCCTGGATTCGCAAGCACCTGCCGAAGCTGGCAATCGCTGGATCTGTCATCGCACTGGCAGGCTGCCCGATGGCATCCACCACATCCACGGCGGCCAACAGCATCAACGCGGCCCCGGTCGGCCAGATCACCTATGCTGGGACGTGCATCGGATACAACACGAGCCTTGCAGTGCTGAGCATCGCACGGGCGAATGGCAAACTGACGCCCTCGCAGGTCCAGACGATCAACGACGCGGCGACCGTTTTCGATACGTACTGCCCGCCGAACAGTCTGCCAGCCAATCCCACGGCGGCAATGGCCAGTATCGCGCAGGCCGTGGCGAACGTGAACGCGATTCAGCATGTAGTCAGCCCATCTACCCCGGCACTCAAATAAGGAGCACAGACATGGCAGCCATGATATTGCCCGCAACAGAAGCCGCTATCGCCATCATGCAGGGCGGTATGCAAATGCAGCAACTTTACAGCCAGGGCGCGATTAGCCAGACAGCTCTGGACACCCTAATCGCCACGCTTGCCGGAGAGATTCCGCAGACTGTAGCGGCTTGGAACGCGGCGGGGACCACCAAGGCGGCTATCGCGGCGGATGGGCAACCTATTGCGCCCGTGGCGGTGCCGTGAACCAGCCCGCACCCCAACTCACGGAAGCCATCGAGAACGCGGAGGGCTTCCGCAGTCATGCCTATTGGGACCCCATCGGCTCCGTCTGGACCGTGGGCTACGGCCAGACCGGCGTCACGGTGATAGCCTCGACCATCGTCACCCGGCAAGAGGCGGTGACGTGGCTCATTGCCGCTGAGGATAAGCTTATCACCAGCTTGGAGGCCGCGCTGCCGTGGAGTACATGGCTCTCTGCCCCGCGCTTCGGTGCTCTCGTGGATGCCGCTTACAATCTGGGGCTTGCCGATTTGCTGGGCTTCCACGAGGCTCTGGACGCCATGCAGAAAGAAGACTGGGTCGGAACTGTGCAGGGATTTGAAAACTCGCTCTGGTATCGGCAGGTGCCGCATCGGGTGGACGCCATCAGCTATATGGTGGTGTTCAGCGAGTGGCTTGAGGATTACCCGAACGCCGACCAGATGGCGTTACTGGCGCAGGCATTACATGGCTGACGACATAGACCGAGGTTGCGAACTCGAAGAAAAGTACCGTGAGGCCGCGCTGGCGGTGCGAAAACCGGAAGGCCCCCGCGCTACTGGCGAGTGCCTGTGGTGCGAAGAGCCAGTGGATGATGGGCGCAGATGGTGTCCCGGCGTGGAGTGCCGGGATAGGTGGGAGGCTATGCGTCGGTAAAGAGCCTCCCCTGTGCCGTGGCTCGCTCTATGCGTTCGCAGGCCGCGTCGAAGTATCTGGGTTCGCGCTCGATGCCGGTAAATGTTCGGCCCTCTAGGATGCAAGCCATAGCCGTGCTACCCGATCCCATGAATGGGTCGAAGATGGCGGCGTTATGGGATTGCTTGTCGGCTTGGTGGATGCACCACTGCATTAACCGCGATGGCTTTTGTGTAGGGTGATCCCGTTTTTCATTGTTTGGATTGCGAGAAAGCTCCTTTATGCGCAGGTTCCCGTCCCAACTGCACCAAGCAAGCTCACCGTCTGCCATTGTTAAGCCGCGCTCCGGCTTGCTCCATACTAGCCACGCCCTTGACGAGGGCAGCGTAAAATAGTTTCCGCCCCAAATGATTGATCTGTTACAAATGGCAGTAATGGTCGGCAAAAAGTCTGGGGGTTGGTAATCCCAGTCTTGATAATCTCCATCGTAAGATTTGCCCCATGTGCCGCCCTGTAATTTTTCGGCGAGCCCATACGGCGGATCAGTCAAAAGCAGATCAAACCGACCCAGTTCCGGCAGCACATCCCGGCAGTCGGCGTTGTACAGGGTGCAATTTCCTATCGTTATTTTTTCCATGCGCTATCCTAAGCAATGCGATAAGTGAAACTCAGGTACCCGCTCCACCCGTTTCCGTCCGTTTCCCATCCGATTTATCCGATTCCCCTCGCGCTCCGGCATAATCTCAAGAGCGGCGTTGAATTTCAGGGGCATATTCGTCGGCGGCATCGCATACGTGCATGAGCTTGCGTGGAGCCTGGCGCGGCGGTTTTGTTTCGGAGAATAGGTCTGGGGTGGTCATACTGGCCCTCCCAGCAGCATCCATGCGGTCGCGGCTTGTAGTGGAACTTGGCCGTTGCCCAGGGCTTTCACCGCACCCGGAACCATGTCATCGGCCATCCCATATACCAGGCGGCCCACATCGGGTTCAGCCTCAAACCACGACGCGCCAGCGGCTCCAGGTCTTTGCCAAGCGACCACGTCAGCGGTAAGCCGGACGTTGGCGCTCGCCTTGGGGGCTGCGAGCCCGCTACGGTGCGGGCGTCTCTCGCGCAGAGGGTGGGCATCATCTTCAGTCGCGTGATAAGCCCGTCCCCGCTCGTTTTGCTGGCTCCCTTGCGATTGTAGTTGCCGCATACTGTCAGCGTTGGCAGCAATACAGAACCACCGGTCGCGTTGATGTGGCGCCCCAACATCAGCCGCTCCAAGGATTCCATCGCGCCAGGCGTATCCACGCGCCACCAGTTCCCCGATAACAAAGTCGCGCCCTTTTGTTCGGATTCGCGGGCTGTTTTCGAGGAAAACGAATCGTGGTTGAACAGCGTCAACTGATCGGAACACTTCAGAGACAAGGCCGCTTCGGCTGCCTGTAATGCCTTCACCTTTTCCTGCCGCGCTAATATCCTGGCAAGGGAACCCCGCTGCGATGCAATCCACTCGTCCCGCGTAGTCGGATGGATCGAACATCCGAACGTCTCCCTCGTACACATGCAGACCGGGGAACCATCCGTCTGCGGCCCTATCTCTAAGCACTCTGCAAGCATGTTTGTCCCACTCCACGGCAACGATGGGTGTATGGCCCAAGATCAGGTCGGCGAGTAAGCCTCCACCGGCTCCAGCGAACAGGTGCATGGTGTTCATTTCGACTCCATCAGAGCGCGAACCCTACTGATCATCTTGTCAGGATCAATATCACCGCAATCAATCCATTCTTCGAGCATTTGGACGGACTCGCAGCACTGGATGGCGTAGTCAATCGCCGCCGTAATGTCAGCGACCAGCGGAGGAGCACCATCGCCACGCATGCGCCATGCTTGATGCTCTCGGAGGGTTTTCAGCTTTTCGGTGTTGGTCATTTTGGCGCTCTCCTCGGGTTGTCTTTCCTTCAGCCTCGTCAAATAGCACGCCTAAACAGAGGCGCACGCACTCGTTGCATATTGTTATATCGGGTGTCGGGCCAACTATCATCACCTGCACCTCTTTATGTGTCTTCCCGCAAAATCCGCAGGTGAATACTTTCTGTTCTTCTGGCAGTTTGTCGGTGTTGGTCATGGCATTTCCTCAATCTGGTGCCCGCAATAAGTGCAGAAATTCATACGATTTTCCGCTAGCGCTCCATCATTCAGCACAAACATATTGTCGCACCCCGTCTGCCAGTTTCCGTCCATGTCCTGTTCCCAGCGGCATGGGGTGCGCTTTTCTTCGCGGAGTTGGAGGAGCTCGGTGGCTATTTCTCCGATTGGGCCCCCAGCGTGTACGGACGCAAAATACTTAATGTCTTCGTCGCTAATCATTGATTTCTCCTTCGTTGTCGCGGCGGCCCATGCGGCTTCTGCGCCTTCCTTGGTGCTTGAATAGGGACCTTCTGCGGCGCAGTTGTTGCATTCTACCCACCAACCCAGAAGACATCCCACACTGGCTACATCCACAGACTTGCACCGAGGGCACGGCTTGAGTTCTTCGCTCATCCGTGCACCTCCGTCATTATTGTGGCCGCCCTCTGAAATTTCCGCATCTGCATCGTGCCTTTGCGCAGATACGGGCATGGGTTCTCCCAACCATCCGGCATCCGGTTGCATAACGACACCGATTCTCCGCTGGATGGCTTATGAATCATGAATACCGATACCACTTCTCCGTTCAGAAGATAGAGGCAGCCTTCTTTTACATCTTTTCGGTCAAGCATCTGATACCTCCGGCATCTTGATGGGGCCGATGAATTGGCCTTCTAAGCCATCGTCCTGCTCGCCATTTGCCCAAATGAACAGGCGCCCGTATGGATAGCCAAAATCCACATCTACTACACACCATTCTTCGGTGCCGTATCGGTGCCAGTAAAACCCCGACTCCGTCACCTCCTCCGCACTCAGCACCTTCTGCGGCCCAAGCATCGCGGTCAGGTGGTTAGCGCTTTCTTTCCATGCGGCAGCCCATACCGATGTTTCGCGCCGCCAGCCTTTATCGTTCCATTTTTGTCCATAATACGATTCAAATGCTGATGCCATGCATGGGTAAGGCGCATCTGGACCATCACTGATTGCTTCGTTAAACCTATTCCACGCACTATCGACTGCTGGCGTTGAATCGTGAGGCTGGTGCATTAAGGCCGTCAGCCGATCACATTCCGCGTGGATCGCGGCGTTTTCAGCTTTGAGCGCGTCGATCTCGGCTTGCGCCTCATGCCGCAAAACAAGGTCCGACGATTCCCACATCGGAGATGCTGGCTCTTCCATAAAAAGCTTCACATGGCCATCTTTGTGGTTGCAAATGTATGCTAAGGTTTGCGCTTTCATTCTATATTCTCCTTCTGGTTACTAATCACGGTTCTACGGAGTAGCTCATATGTTTCCGTCAGTTTATTTTCGGGGCAACGATCCAACCCTTTCCACGGCGCCGAATCGTGAATTTTATGCAAGAAAGCGACTTGTTTCTCCGTGCATCGCTTGCTTAGGTCTTCGATAGCCTTCCGCAGGGCCTGTTCGGTTATTTGCTTGGCAGTCGGAACAAAAATCTTCTCTGGGGCGTTCATTCGACCTCCTCCACGCTCCAGCCTTCGCCTTCGGTGTGAATCACGTTTATGTGTGCGAGGGTTGTTGAACCACACGGAATGCAATTACTCCACGTTAGATAAGGCTCTGCGCCACCAAGTGAAGTTACTAGAACGGCTTGGCGAGATACTATGCGCTTCGGCTCCGGGATGTTTTCGATGCCGTTCGGAACAACCAAGTAAAGCATCCCATCAGCGCCATCTACCAAATAATATCCCCCCAACGTGGGGCCGGATACGTTCAGCACCTTTATATGCGGATGACCAACAATCAGTATCGGCTTGCTCAAATCCAGCGCCTTATTCTCCACAGTCACCCCCGTAATCGCCGCTATGTGCTCCGCTTCACACTCGTGCGAATGGACGCCGGTCGTGCTTCCGCAATTCGTGCCTTTGCATGGGGTGATGGGGGTGTCCACCGCTTCTGGACGCTGCTCAAGGGAGTCGCGCCAGCCTTTTGTGATCTGCTGTCCCGCGCAGAGGCGAAACATGTCCCCAATATCCTTGCGAATCCAGAAGTTCACGGGGTATTTGCAAAACGGCTTGTTTTTGTATGCGTATACCGCTCCGCCTCTGTCGGTAGCCGCCCAGTCATATTCCGGCGGGATATTGCTCCAGTCGTATCTGGGTTTGCGTTCTGGCTCGATCAGTGTGGCGTGGGCCATTTCTTCCCGAGTAATTCCCGTCTCTTCGTTGCTCCTCGTAAAATTTACCCACGCACCACCATCACCCCACAGCCTAGAGATGACTCCTTCCAACCGCACCTTGTCGCCTACCAGAAATTCTTGCATTTATGCCTCCCATTTCATGATCTTGAATTTTATGAAGTCGCCTATTTTTGCGGCAACAGTACAGTTTTCTGGGTTTCTCCCGTACGTTGTACAATGCTCGCCACCACCTTTCTCGGACGTGGACAGCTCTCTGGCGATAATTATCACCTGGTCATACTCGTATTTATCAGCTATTTCTTTAGCCGTACTTACAGGGATGGGCTTCATTATCCACCTCCCTTTATCGCGGCCATTAACGACGCTAAAATCATCTTGCTCCGCACCACCGGAGTAACCCGCGTAGACTGCGGCTTCCGGTGGTACCCATTATCGTCCACCGGCAGTCCGGCTGCTTTTCTTGCTGCGTTAATGCGTGCTTGTTTGCCCATCGTTGATCCCCTTAAATGTGGCCCGGTATCACGCGCCGGGTCGCGGCCAAATCACCCCACGTTACAGCGCACAACCGAAGGAGAAGCGGGGCTCTGGCGGCTTCCGTTGCCGACGGTGAGCTGCGGTCATGAACATCACATCAATCCCCAATCTTGCCCAGCGAAATATACGGTTCCGCTCTGGGCTGATACCGCAGCGGCTGAGGTTCGCCGGTATACGCTGGCCGCTCCGAAGGCGCATACGTCCCCCGCTGCTTGTACTCGCCCAGCTTGTACGAGAGCGCCGATGCCCAGAGAAACACCGGCCTGCCCACTCCAGACGGACCGCATCCTTTTGTGCGCGTCGCCAGTCCGCGCGCGAAGGCTTCGGTAAGTGCGGCGCTTACGACGCTGATGTGGTGTCCGGCCGCCTCGGAGACCTGCTTCGCGGTCATTGGCGTTTGCGTGAGGGTGTCGATGATGGCTTTACCCGCCTTGGTTTGGAGGTATGGGAGGCCTTTGTGGGAGGTCATTCTGGCGTTCCCCCAAATACCTTGCGCGCCACATCCAGACGGTCATTGACCTCTTTCGCCAATTCGGGGCGCTTGCTTTCCAGGTATTCGATCTTCTTTTTAACGTCTGCATCATCCAGCAATTCGCCCAGTTCGTCGCCAGTCATGCAGTTCTCAATCATGGATATGAGTGTGTCTGCGCCTTCCTTTGCTTTGTCCGCTTTTGGAGCGATAGGTGTCACTGTAGCGGCGAGCTTTAGGGGCTTGATAATCATCGCCTCCTTCTTGCCGCGCGTAATCGTGACCATCTCCACACGTTCCTTGTCGATGGCGTCCATGTGGCTTATGCGGATGCCGCCGACTGCCATCCCGGACCACTTGACGGATGGGTCGCGGTACACGGTGAGAGAGTGGCCAATCAGCGCCGCTCCGTCCTCATTGACTCCCCAGACTGACGCCATAACGCGGGCCATGGTCGTGCACGGCTTCCACGGTTTTCCATTGTCCCCGTCAAAATGGATGAGGATTTTTGTTCTTCCGTTGTCTTGGTAGTATCCGATGTCGCTTATCTTGATCGTCATCGGACCGGTGATAAGGTCATCGCTATTCAGCTGATCCGATTTAACGGCTATTGCTTGCTCTAATTTGCCCATGATGGCATCTCCTTTTCAATAATGCGTTCTGTGGTCGGCCACGTTGGATGCTTGGCCAGTGTGCTGTCGTAAGAGTGGATCAACGCGCTGACTTCATCTTCCGCCCGCTGGATAGTCTCAATAATCGCTCCCTGCATTTTTTGGTCTGGGTACACGCGCAGGACTACCATTGGCAGGCCCCCGCAGTAGCTTACAAAATCGAGCCAGTTGCGCCCGGTAACGAGTAAGCCGGTCTGGATTTGCAGCATGTATTCTTCAGGGACAATGGCGTCGCAAATCGTCCTGATTTGATACTTCTGGCGGCGTGATTTGCATTCGATCAACCCGTCCTCACCGACCAGTGCGTCGGGCGAATAACCCAGCGTGCACCCTTCGACTCGACGCGTGATGAATCCGCATTCTTCTACGGGCGCGTAATTCTCCGCATAGGCCTGCCGCGCAAGGACCTCATCGGACCATCCGCGCATCATGTCTTCGCTGATGAACGATGGCTCCGTGTAGTTGCTGATGCGCTGGGCTGCCAGTTCGTACAGGTGCGCGCGGCTCTTGTCGTTGTTAGCTGCCTTTAGGGTTGGGGTTAGTAACAGCTTCATTTCGCTGGCAGTGATGAGGCCTGTGCGGAGCTGAAGCCATTCGTCTGTGCCTTGGCAAATGTGATGGTGGTAAACGGCGCTCATGCGGCCTCCTCATCGTCTTTCCCGATGGCTGTCGCCCCATAAGCTTCATCGTCGTTAAGCTCAAGCGCTGCGGCTTGCTCATCTGTCAGAGTCAGGGATACAGCTCGATATGTTATGCTACCGGCCGCATGGATTACATGGCCGTAATACTGGATCATTACCGTGATTTTCATGCGGCCACCTCCGCTTTCGCCGTCCGCGCCTCGACAGCTGCATCAAGCTCTTTGTCCGCTTCGACAAGTGCCGCGATAAGGGCTTTCCGGAATGCTGAATCGTTGCCGAGGCCGAGGATGAAAGGGCCGCACGCGATAGCTGCCGAGTCACACGCCGCCGAGTAATTCAAGTCAATAAAAGTGTGTACGACAATCGATTCGCCGCGCATTTTGATTTCAGTTTGCATGATGTTCTCCTAAAAGTCGCTTTCTTCAGCGATGCAAAGCCAGTATTCAACTAATTCGTTGTGCCGTTTACAGTCTGATGGTGATCAGCCACTTGCCGATCTGCTTTGCAATGGCGGAAAACTCTTTCTCAGCCCCGAACCTCTCCACGAAGCCCTCAAGCATCTGATACCCGCTCTGCACCTTGCGTGCGGCCTCTTCCTGCGCCAATCGCTCGTCCTCGATCTTGCGCCGCTGCTCCTCTATCTCTGCACGTTGGCGGTCGATCTCGGCTTGTTCTGCATCGCGGATGGCCTTGGCTTTGGCTTTCTCTTCGGCACGAAGGGCTGCGGCTTCAGCGGCCACCTTACGGCGCTCGGCCTCGGCAGCTTCGCGCTCGATGCGGGCTTTCTCTTCGGATTCCCGCTGCCGGGCTTCCGCTTCTGCCCGCAGCTTGGCCAATTCCGCCCGGTCGCGTTCTGCCTGCTCTGCCTGAGCTTTGCGTTGAGCCTCAAGCTCTTCGCGCTCGATGCGGAGGCGTTCGGCTTCGGCTTCCTGGGCTAATGCGGACCAGTGCATATCGGCAAGCGTGCCGAGTGTTTCGGCCTTAGCAGCGCGGGCTTCGGCCTGCATTTCGCCGAACTCTTCGCCGAGTTCCAGCGCATCCAGTTTGGTCAAATAGTCACGAATAAACGCGGAGGGCTTACCAGAACAGCGCACCGCAATAGCGCGGATTTCGCCAACTTTTAGTTGCAGTTCGGCGACCCGTTCCCGCTCAATCCGCTCCCGCTCGGCCTTCTCGTCGGCCTTGCGTTGCTCTTCTGCCTTGATTTGGGCGTCGATGGGGCCTTCCATCTCCTCGATCTGGGTAGTCAGCGTTTTGGCCTCTGCATCGATGAGGCGCGACCGTTCCAAAGCAGGTGCCTTGAGTTCTTTCCGTAGCTTCTCCAGATTCACGCGGACTTCGCGCAATTCCCGGCGTGCGGCGATGGCCTTGGCCATGCCGTTGGGCGTGGTGGTGTCGAATACCGCTTGCTCGTACTTCTGGCGCAACTCGGCCAGGGCTGCGGCGGTGGGGCTGTATTCTGCGATTTGAGTGTTCATAAATTTATGTCTCCTCTATTAAAATGGAATGGTCGAGTTCATCATCTGCTGACTATTCCGGGCTGCTTCTACGCTCGGATATTCACAAGCTTCATCGCCAGTCTTTAACCATGCGCGCCCCGATTCCGCACCCCGCTTGAGGACAATGTGGGTCTTGGTAAAATGCTGAACGTGATTAGTTACGGTGACGCGCTTTTCGTTGTGCCATGGGTTAAATTTCATAAACTTCTCCTTACGCTGACTGCGGAGGCGTCGGCCAAGACTGGACCGTACACCGTGATTTCGTGCGAAATTTAATGATCTGCGCGTTGCCGGCCATGCCCTGAATCCGGCGATCCAGCACGCGGAGGGCTGCTTGGGGATCGGTCGCAAGCAAGTGGCTTACGCGGTCCAGATCGTTCTGGGGTTGGAGTTTCACGATCATGACTGGACCTCCGTTTCCGTGACCACGCGCAGAAACTCTGCGGCTTGTGCAGCCCCTGCGGCGTCCCATGCGTCCCGTGCGGCGCCCCCTGCGGCGTCCCATGCGGCGTCCCCTGCAGCGTCCCATGCGTCGGCCCGTGCGGCGTCCCGTGCGGCGGCCCATGCGTCCCGTGCGGCGTCCCCTGCGGCGTCCCGTGCGGCGTCCCATGCGGCGGCCCATGCGTCCCGTGCGGCGTCCCGTGCGGCGGCCCATGCGTCCCCTGCGGCGTCCCGTGCGGCAGCCCGTGCGGCGTCCCATGCGTCCCGTGCGGCGTCCCGATCCGCATCGCTGGCTTGCCCGTTCGCGTACCGCTCCGCGACATCCAGTGCTGCGCGGCTGCCCTGGTCTGTCATCAAATGCTGCACCTGACGGCCGCACCAGACCGCGTACAGTCTCCATTCCTTCGCATACTGCGGCTCTGCGCGGCAACACCACAGTGCGTCATCGAACCCGTTGCTCTCCAGAATTATTGAGAATGGCAGCGGCTCGTCATCGGCTTGGGTTTTACCAAGGTGTTTGAGCAGCTTCGTCCAGCCATGCACACACGGCTGATGTTCGCGGATTCGGTTTAGTGTGGTGGTTATCATTTCTGCACCGCCCGCGTAATAGCCGCCAGTGCCTGCACCGGGTGGATGTATGGCGCAATCGTCCGGGCGCTGCAGGGCATCCACTGCTCCGATACCCAGACCGTGGGGTTGTGTATCTCCGGGATTCGGGATGGGAAAGGGAAGCAAGCGCCGTTCTGCACCATGGCCAATACCTGATGGCCGGGGTCCTCAAAGATGGTGGCTTCCTGATGGCTGACTAGGTACTTCTGCACAGCCACCTGCGCGTCCTGCATTCCCGCCCGGTAGCCCAGTTCGTTGCCGTACTTGAGCGCGCCGAAAGTGATGCCAAGAGCGACTATGCCGAGGGCCAAATACCGCACCACTGCGCCATGTTTATGCAGTTTTTCAATTTCGTAATGTGTGTTCATTTCAGTTCTCCTCAGGAAAATGCGGTCCGAACGCCGGGCGGTTCCATGTCTGGCGCCGGTCGTTAAATGCCCAGGTCAGACGGTCCAGGTAACGCAGCGACTGCTTTTTTGAGATAAAGCCCCATTGCCGGCCCGCGCGGATGAGTGCTATCTCGCGCTGAATCACACGGCGCCGAGCGGTCGCTGATTTGCATTGGCTGAGAATGTGGGTGAGCGTGTGCGTATTGAGTGGCCAGCGCTCCGGGTACGAGATATTCATACGGCACGCTCCACAACCTCGAAATTACTGAATGCGTCCGCGTATTCCACAGCGCAATCAATGAATATTTCGCGGCGTTTTTCCGCGTACTCCCGCACGCCGACTTCGATCTCCGACATATTCACGGGAGAGTAAGGCCGCGATAATTCGTAATTTATAAGCGCGTCCAGACGTGCAAGCTCGATGTATTGCGCGTCCGAAAACCAGCCGGAAAGCTCAAATACATTGTTGTCGTGGTTCAGCCACACGGCAGCTTTGGCGCGGAGCTTCTCAGCGCGGTCTTGCGCTTCGGCCTGATCATCTTCGTGCCGCTGGTGGGCGGCGGCGAGGCGGTCGATGTTTGTGGGGGCGGCGTAGTCAAACATGGTGGCTCCTTATTCCGCGTTGATGATGGTGAACGGTGCGCGGTTCTTGGTGGCATAGGCGGGAATCGTTACCCGTTTCCCCCTTGCGCTTCTCATCTGAACATCGGCGCAGAAGCAAAGAGCGGCGTTATCCGATCCGATTCCGCGATATTTGGCAGTGATGACTTTGGAGAGGATGTTCTGGCGGATAAAGGTGAAGAGGTCCATGATGTGCTCCTTGCTGAATTGCGTGCTGTCGATGGATGAACTATAGCAAACCGCCCTTTGCTCGTCAAGCCATCTTTGCAAATTATTTTATATGCGCTATGATGCAGGCATGGACAAATTAAAAAGCTATCTCGACCAACAGAAGCCTGGACCTTTGGCACGCAAGCTGGGTGTCTCTTTGCAAGCTCTTCGCAACTGGAAACAGGGGATCAACTACCCCTCGCCAGCAAACGCCGCGCTGCTGGATGAGGTATCCGGTGGCCTGGTTTCCAAATCTGAGCTTTACCCGGATTTGTGGCCGCCTGCTCCACAATAGATTACACTACCATTGCGGCTAGGGTGCGCCCCCGAACCCCGACTTGTCATCGGTCGCCGCAATCCATCAACGACAACCTTTCGACAAAAGGACAGACATGCTTATTCTCAGGCCGTATCAAGACGACGCCATCGCGCGAACCCGCGCACTTATTAGAGACAGCAAACGCAGCATACTGATTAACGCACCCACCGGCGCAGGCAAAACTGTGCTGGCCGCGCGAATCCTACAGGGAGCCTATGAAAAGGGTTCTCCCACCCTCTTTCTTGCGCATCGCCGAGAGCTCATTGAACAAAGCGCGGCGAAAATCCGGGAAGCGGGGATCTCGGAATACGGGATTATCATGGCCGGCGCGAAACGGAATAACGCCTCGGCTCTGGTCCAGGTCGCCAGCGTTCAGACGCTCATCCGGCGCGAGCCTCCCCCCGCAAAGATCGTTATCATTGATGAGGCCCACCGGGCTGCGGCGAAAACCTACCGGGATATTGTCGCCAACTACCCGGGCGCCGTGATTCTGGGCCTGAGTGCCACCCCGGAGCGGCAGGACGGCAAAGGACTGGATGACCTCTTTGAAATGATGGTGACAGTTTCCACCATCCCGGAACTGATAGAGCAGGGATTCCTGATGGCGCCCACCTGCTATGTAGGGCGCGCAACTGCGGACCTGAGCGCCGTTCCCACGCGGGGGGGTGACTACGCAGAAGGCGCACTCGAAAAGGCGATGGATAAGCCCACGCTCATCGGCGACATCCTCACCGAGTGGAAGCGCCACGCGAACGGCGCACCCACGGCTATTTTTGCTTCGGGCGTCGAGCACTCGAAACATATCGCGCAGGCGTTCTGGCAAGCGGGTATTCCGGCTGCCAGCGTAGACGGGTCAACGCCCATAGCCGAGCGCGAGGCCATTATTGCGGACTGGCGACGCGGGGCCATCAAAGTGGTGTCGAATTGCATGGTATTTACTGAGGGGTTTGATTTCCCTGAGCTTGAGGTGTGCATATTGGCGAGGCCCACCAAGTCCATCGGACTGTACCTGCAAATTGTGGGGCGTGTGATGCGCACGGCGGCATCCAAAAGTCGGGCGCTGGTGCTGGATCACGCCGGGTGTGTAGAGCTGCATGGCGCGCCATCTATTCACCGGGAATGGAGCTTGCAGGGCGAGCGGGAGCGGAAAAAGATGAATCTTGTGCCGGAACTCGCTCACTGCCATGAATGCCAAATGATATTTACAGTCGACGCGCCTTTTTTCATGGATGCGGACCCGTCTAAACGGCTTCTGGTGTGCCCAGGCTGCGGCACTGCTGACTGCCCACATTGCGCGGCGCTGTTCAGGCCGACCCTGGAACGACAGCAAATCGAGGGGCTTTTTGAAGTGCGCACCATCGTCTGTCCGGAATGCGGGTCGCTCTACAGCGATAACCGCGCGCACGCGTTACCCTCCGCTACCGACGCAAGCCTTCCTCTTGCCGCTGATGGCTCAATGGTAGAATATGATCCTTCTACCGTCCCCCTCACCGTGCAGATCAAAAATGATTACAAGCGACTTATGAGAACTGCGCAGGAAAAGGGATGGAAGCGCGGCAAGGTATGGCATGACTTGAGCGCAAAATACGAAAAAGATGAGCTTAATGCAGCACTTCCACGCCATACCGGGGCTTGGTGGAAAGGGATGGCATGATGGCCTTACTCATTGACGCCATCGCATCACTCGGTTTCACGCCACCTCGCACCATAATCTGGGACGGCAAGATTCACCGCTGGCCCACATCGCCAGACAAGCCGCACTCGAAAGACGGGTGGTATGTGGCACACGACGACGCCAACGGCAAAGCGGCGGGATTTGGGTCCATGCGCGACCAGACCAAGCACACATGGGCCGAGAAAGCAGGGCGCACATTCACCCCCGCTGACCTTGCCGCCATGGATGCCCAACGGGATGCAGCAAAAAAGGAAGCTATCGCTCTCCGCTCCGCCACAGCTCTGCGGGCTCAACGTATATATGCCCAGGCGAACACTGAAGGCCATTCGGACTATCTCACCCGCAAAAAGATGGCGACTCCAGACGGATGTAAATTTATCTCTCTGATGGACGCATCTGCATTTGGATTCAAGACAGAAAAGCCTTGGCATATCACCGGTTTGATCGTCCCCATGCAAAATGCGGAAGGTAAGATCGTTAATCTGCAAATCATCGCCAACGGTCTGGACAAGAAGTTGTTCATGAAAGAATCCACGACGCAGGGAGCGTTTCACGTTCTGGGCGGAGAGATCAAAGACCGGGTGGTTATTGCCGAGGGTATCGCTACGGCGCAGGCCATCCTGCCGCACTCCAAATGCCCCGTCGCCGTCACCTTTTCCGCCAGCAATCTCCCGTCTATCGCACGCATCATGCGCACGAAATACCCCACGGCGGAGATCATCATTGCCGTCGACGGGGATCCGGCGGGGCGCACCTACAGCGCCAAGGCCGTCGCGGGGCTGAGTGGCAAATCGCGGATTATCGAGGCGCCGGAAGGGAAAGATTTTTGGGATGCGCCCTTCCCGGATTTGGAGCCGAATTTATCTCGACAAGAGCTTATCGCCACACTCATCACAAAAACCTTGGATGACGGGCAGACGGGCAAGATTCTTCCCCGCGTCTTCAACTATCGCGAAATTCTTACGCACGGCGAAGAATTTGCAGGTCGTCTGGCCTTTGATATTTTTGCCGAAATCCCATCCATGGACGGAAAGCCGCTGGATGATGATGGAGTCACCAACTTGGTCGCCACCATGGAAAGCAAATGGATATCTGATAAGGTGGCGCCCGGAGATGTGGAGCGCGCAGCTCGCGCCGCTGCAAAAAAGATCTCATTCCACCCTGTTCTTGATTATCTGAATTCGACTCAATGGGATGGCGTAGAACGGATTGACCAATTTTTCCCTGACCACCTTGGGACTGAGCAGTCCGAATATTTGAGAGGGGTTTCGAGGTCGCTTTTTATTGGAGCAGTGCGCAGAATCATTTACCCAGGCTGCAAAATGGATACGATGACGGTGCTCGAATCTCCCCAAGGTTCCGGCAAGTCATCACTCTGGGAGGTGCTGGGCGGAGATTGGTATCTGGACCAGACAGCATCCATCGAAAGTGTTGACTTTTTTATCGCCATGCGCGGCAAATGGTTTGTCGATCTCGGAGAGCTGGACCAGTTCCAGCGCGCGGAAGTGACCCGGATAAAGCAGGTCATCACGCTCAGAAATGACGATTACCGGGCAAAGTACGCCAGGGACAACGAGCGCAAGCCCCGGCAAAGCATTTTTGTAGGCGGCACCAATGGGGCGGACTGGATAGCGGATCAAACCGGCGGACGGCGTTTCCTGCCCGTCTGCGTAGGCCCAGACAAGATTGATATTCCACGACTGCAATTAGCACGGGATCAACTCTTTGCCGAAGCCGTTTACCGGGTGCGCAAAAACGAATGGTTGGACTGGTGGCTGGTCCCCGGCGCTCAGGAACAGCAAGAGTTACGAATGCAGCACGACCTCTGGGATGGGCCTGTCTCGGAATTTTTGGAGGAGTGGACCGGAAACACTATACAGGGATACGAAATCCTGACTAAACTGATGCGCAAGGATCTGGGCCAAATCACCAAAGCTGACGAAACAAAACTGGGGAAAGTCATGAATCGCTTGAGGTGGGAACACAAAAAAGTGAGAAAAGGATCAATAACTTACTGGTCGTATGTTCGTCCTCCTTCCTGAAATGTTCCAACCTGTTCCAACCTTGTTCCAACCTAGTTTTTAAAATAGGCAATATAAACATGCCTGTACCAACCTAGGCTGGAACATTCGCAAAAACTCTCCAGCGCGCACCGCCATCCCTACCCTCCACTTTCTCCAAAATACTTTTATTTATTTTTAAGTTGGAACAGTTGGAACAAAGAGAAATAGAGTAATATATTCAGACATTTAGAAATGTTCCAACCTCTCGAAAGGCTGGAACAATGCTGGAACAAGGCTGGAACACCAACAAGATCAACCACTTCCTGAGCACGGCGACGACTGGGATTTCCCAAATTGCCTTATCGCCAGGTAAAAGCTATTATTTCCTGGCGTCTAGGGTCTATAGCCCGAATCCCAGCTAGTCACTGGGGACGCGCCACTCTTTGCGGTGTGGTGACTATAAGAAACGGCAATACATAAAAAGAAACGCCCCAATTAAGGGGCTAAAGTATTTAGGGGGTTAAAATGGCGATTATATTTTAGGCTTGGAGAGTAGCCCGATAATGCTGTTATCCCGTATTGATTTCGATGACTACCCTTTGACTGAGGAAACAATCAATTGAACATTCTAGAATCGGCGCTGGCGCTGACATGACCGAGCACGACCACCAGAAGATCGTTATCTCCACCATCAGGCGGGATTTTCCAGGCGTCCTGATATTCGCCATCCCGAACGCAGGCACAGCAAGCCCCCAAAGAGGCGCACGGCTGAAAGAAGAGGGGTTACTGGCAGGTATCCCTGACTTGATGATTGCGCGTGCAGCACAAGGCTTCCACGGCCTGTTTGTCGAGATGAAGACGCTTGCAGGGTCGGCGAGCAAGGAACAGAAAGCCGTTATTGCGAAATTGCAGGCCGAGGGTTATCGGTGTGAGGTGGCGAAAGGATATGATTGTGCATTGAAAATTATCCGTGATTACTTGGAGTCAAAAATATGACCGAGACAGTCGCAACCTACACCACCGACACCGACCTATCCCACAAAATCCTCACCCTCCTCAAGCGCGGCCCCTACATGCGCATGGAGATCGCCAACTACTGTCGCCCCGCACCGTCCGAGGATGTGCGCGATATGTTGCTGAGGATGGAGCGCAATGGAGCGGTGCGCTATCTATCCGCGCTTGACCTCTACACGCTGGTGGACGCATGAGGTTTACGGTACCCCGATGGCAGCGTGAGTACCGGGCGCCGCTGAGCGCACAAGAACGGCAGGAATTACGACAGGAGGCATTGCGCATGGGATTTATCAGCATCGAGGATGAAAGGCTGAGCAGTCTTGAGCGCGATGCCCTGGCGATGATTATTAAGCGCGTGGGGAGGGCTTTGCGGTGACCGCACTGACATGGAAACCCCTGGGGCCCACCGGGCGATGCTATCACACCACCGATGGCCGCTGGACCATCAATAGACTGGCGCGACTGTGGGAGCTCTGGGATAAGTTGGACCCGGATCACCCGACATATCACGATACGCGGCGACAAGCGGAAATTGCCGCTCAGGAGGCGATGGATGCTTGAGATTTACTCCCTACTCAATCCCAAAGTCGCCAACTACAACGGCACGGGCGGCATACCAAGCTTAACCCCGGAAGATGTATCCGCATCCCTCGCACTCATCCCCATCACAGG